GGGTGCCGCGCGATGTGCCCTTTCCAAGCAAGCAACATGCCGAAATCGCCATAGCAAAAAAACAAAATATGCCGATTAAAACTACAATAATTTTCATTCAGAATTGTCTAAATGCTGCCGACATAAAAGGGAGCCGATTCTTTTTAGACATCTTCACGGACCGACTGACCAAGGCCGCGTCGGAAGCCACGCTCGCGGCGGCGATGGAGCAATTGCTCCGCAACGTCAACGTGAGCGCGGAGAAATTGCATCCTCCGCTGGTCGCGCAGATGATCCGCCTCGCCGCGTCCGAAGACGGACCTAAAGTGTTGCGCTGGCTCCGGGAACAAACCCGTCTGGCGGTGATGCTGGCCGCGTGCAAAGACCGCGCCGTGGTCGAAGAAGCTCTTGCCGCCGTTGTGCTGCCGGAGGCGGGCGGTGAAGGCGTGGTCGCAAAACGCGGCGCATTCCAGATCGGACTGCGCGCAACATGTGAAGCGCCACTCGCGCACGGCGCCGACGGGAAGGCCGGCAATGCGACTCTATTTCGGCGCATTCAAGTCATCGCCAGCAATGGCGAGATTCTCCGGCTACCTTACTACGCCGGGAATGCTGTACGCGGACAGATGCGCGACCTGCTCGCCGACCATCTATTGACTAACCTCGGACTCCCCGCCGACCGCAGCAAGCCAGCCGTCGCGCTCTGGTTTTTCTACGCGATTTATTCCGGTGGGGCGCTCGAGGAGAACAGCGACGCGATGAAAGCGATGCGAAAAACGCTCGGAGACAATGGAAGCATTCGCGCCGAGGGCATTCGCAAGTTTCGGGACATGCTGCCCGGTCTGTCGCTGCTCGGTTGCGCACTCGGCAACCGCGTGCTACCGGGTCACTGCCAGTTCTCCGACCTGCGCCCGGTCTGCCGCGAGTGGGGCACTGGAACGCAGCCCGTCACCGAATTGCTGACGTGGGAATTTCTCACTCGCCGCGAGGATCATGAAGATCATGCCGAGCATCACGGTATGATCGCCAACACGGAAGTGCTGCGGAGCGGTGCGGTGATGGAAGGCGGCGTGGACATGGACGATGGAATGCCTACCGTCGAGCGTGCGGCGCTGGCGCGCGGACTCACGCTCTTGCAAACGCGCGGCAAATTGGGTGCGGAAAATCGACGCGGATTTGGCAGGGTGAAGATCGAATTTACCGGGCTGCCCGATCCCACGCTTTACGACACATTCCTTGTCGAGCGCAAAGCCGACGTGCTCGATTATCTGGCCAAACTCGGAGCGACCGGAGAACTACTGTGACCGCGATTGACCTCATCGCTGCTGCGCTACCTCCAGCGTCGCCGCCGGAGGCTTCCTATCCAGGCATCTGCTGCGTTACGGGTGCGGAGTGTTCAACGGTTGCGCGGAATCTCGTCATCAAGCCGAGCTTCACGAATTACGATTTGCTCGCCGCGCCGACCAGTGACCGCGCAGGCCTAGCCGCTTGGCGCGTGATGAACCATGCGCCCGCCCGTCAATCGCTTTGGTTCTGCGACGGGCTGGAATTCCGGCTGCTCAAGCGCGTGGACGCGCGCAAGCTCGTGTTGGACAGTGTGACTGCTGCGCACTGGTCCGGCTACGTCACCACGTCATACAAAAAGCACGGAGCGCTGCGTTGCCCAGTCAACACGGGCGCGCGTCAGGTCTGGTTATTTGAGATGCTGCGCGTCGATTGCTCGGATCGTGACGCCGTGGCGGAGATGTGGGGGCGGCTGCGCACGGCTCAGGATGCGGGCATTTCTCGCGCGATGCTGGAATCGCTCGACATTTCACCTGCGTATCTGGCTAAGATCGGGTGGAAATTGTGGCGTGAGTTCGAGCGCTGGGCGGCGGACCGTTTACAATCCCCGTTGTACCGTTTCCTGTGTTATTTCCTTCCATCAAGAGAAGAGCTGCATTGCCATGAAAATTCACCACCTCAAATATCGCGGGCTTGAACAAACCCTGTTCGAGCTCGACATCGAATCCATATCAGCCCTGACCGCCTACCAGCGTCATCTGGAGAGTCTCGAAGGGCCTTTTCTGGTCTATTCGGATCCACCATGGAATCCAGGCAACGCCACCTATTGGCGTACTCATGCAGGGAAAGCGCCCTGCTACTCCTATGCTCGATTCCTCGATTCATGGGTGGCCATCGGCGCCGAGTGTCAAATGCGCGGCACCCTCGGCATTTTCACCGAGCAATCGGCCAATCCACTCCACAAACAATTGCTCCTCGATGCTGTCGCGAGGCATTCCGGATGGACGATGCCGCTGATCGAGGAATGGACCGTGTACTACGGGTCGCCTGGCAGCCAGAGCGTGCGGCGGCCAAACACACTGCTCCATTTCGGGCGCGAGAAATTGCGCACGGATCCCAGCGGCATGGCAGGAGAATCCATGACAATCCGGGCCTGCGCCGGGCTGGCCCAACCCATCCGATGTGTCATCGATCCCTGCATGGGGAAGGGCATGACGAGCCGGATGGCGCATTACTTCGGTTGGAATTGCATCGGAAGCGAGATTAATCCCAAACGTTTGGAAGTGGCCCGCCGATGGTTGCGCACGCAAGGCTACACGGAAAGGATGCAGGAATTGTGAGCGCGTTAGCTAACATAATCGCCTCTATTCGAGCAGCTAAAAGACTGCCCGAGACCGAACGCATCGCCGCTTTCAATGCAGCCACCAACGCATTACGCGATCTTGTTGGCGACATTGCTTCCGATCCAGTGCTTGCAGTCCAGTTACTTCCGATGGGGGATGTGATCGCAAATGATTACAACCCAAACAAGGTTGCCACACCGGAGATGACTCTATTGCGGGAATCGATCGAATCTGATGGGGTTACCATGCCCGTGGTTGTCATTAGGGATAGTGCTCATAAGCGGTGGGTGACTGTCGATGGATTTCATCGGCAGATCGTTCTTCGCGACCACCTCATGCGACGTTACATTCCTTGCTCCGTTATCAACACAGATCTGGCAAATCGAATCGCCGCCACGATTCGCCATAATCGCGCGAGGGGGAAACACCAGGTGGATTTGATGGCTAACATCGTTAAGAGTTTGATTTCGGAAGGGTGGAAGGATGTTGCTATCGCCCGGAAAATAGGAATGACGGACGATGAATTATTACGCCTGAAACAAAACGTCGGGATTGCCAAACTCCTGGCTGGTTGCGAATATTCAAAAAGCTGGGGACCAATAGATGAGCAAAATCTATCTCAGCCAAAATCCTGAAGCGCTCTCGCTTACGCATTTACCGCAGCCTTGCGTTTGTGTGACTCATGCTAAATATAAGCCGCCGATCTGCCACGCAAGGACCGTGCATTTAGATTTCGAGACCTTTACAGCCTCTTCGCGCGATGCGCTTAAGGGTGCCGCCAGCCTGCTTCTGGTTGGTTTAAATCATATGATCACCCCCAGTAATCGCACTGAAATGGCATGGGAAGTTGTCTATAATAACACGCCAGAGCTGCCCAAGTTTGTGGTCAACCGCACACCTTTTATCGGAGAACCATGGCGGCTTTGGTTTTCCTTCGGTGCGGTAGGAGCAAAATATCTTGACTATACTTACTCATACATTTCCGAGTCGCATTACAATGCCTTTATTGAAGGCATTACCGAGAGCAATCCATTTAGTGTAGAAACCGCATTGGCCGCCACGGCTGGGGTAATTGAAAGTGATTACCCGGAATGGTTCACGCGAATAGATGTCAAGGAAATCCCAATGTCGTCAGATGTTCATTCGGATTATCTACAACTAAAAGATAGATGCTTCGAGGAGGAGACTTCCATCAAAGCCATTTTCCGACGCTTGGGCGCATTCGCTCAACAAGCGTGCCCGCAGCGATGCATGCCCGCCACATCCCTTTTCGACCATCGCGAACTAAGCGTTACGGCGACCAATCTGAAAATTGACCAATACCTAATCGGACACATTAAAGAAGCTGTTGCTCTTACCAACGCTATCACGCGATTGGCTTATTATGGTCGAGTATAAATCACATAACGTGATCGATGCCGCTCGGCAGAGAATTTCATTTGTGTTTGACCAATTCGCGCGAATTGTAGTGAGCATATCCGGCGGCAAAGATAGTTCCGTTCTCCGTTATCTTGCTTTAGCTGAAGCCGAGAAACGAAGCCGTAAGATCGAGCTATTGTTCATTGATCAAGAAGCTGAATGGCAAAGCAGTATTGATCTCATGGAACAACTGATGGTGCATCCGCTTGTGATTCCTATGTGGTATCAGGTACCTATCCTCATGACCAATGCCACCAGCCATAAGGATGTATTTCTTGACGCATGGTGGGAGGGACGCGAATGGATACGGCCCAAGAATAAGATTGCCATTCATAGCATCCACGATGATTATCCACGCCGGTTTCACGAGTTGTTTCATTGGTTGGAAAACAGTCAAACTGAGAAGACAGCGTTTCTGATTGGCTTGCGATCCAAAGAAAGCCTCACCCGATTTCGCGCGGTTACCAAAAGCCCGGGATACCAAGCAATCTCATGGAGCACGCAAACCAAAAATCCAATGGCCTTTCGTTTTTACCCTATCTATGATTGGACATTTGGTGACATTTGGAAAGCCATCGATGATTTTAAAATTCAACACAATCGAGTTTACGAACGCCTCTTTTGGAAATATGGCGCTAATATGTCCAGGATGCGGGTTAGTAACTTGATTCACGAAAAGGCTTTCCGGGCATTGGCTGATGTCCAGGAATTCGAACCTGAGACATATGAACACCTACTCCGCAGGTTGCAAGGAGTTCATTGCGCTGCGCTTTACGCTCAAGAGAGCTTTATTTATAGCGTTGATAAACGGCCTGCTGTTTTTCCGACGTGGCTGGCCTATCGCGATTACCTGCTCGCCTCGACGCCAAGCGAACGAAGCTTCCGCTTCGTGAAGAGATTTTCCGGCCAACCTGTGAACGAAGCAATCCACCGGGAGCAGTGCAAACAAATCCTGCTAAACGACTGGGAAAATAATCTTCCCGTCCGCAGCAATAGCGCCGCTAAACTTCGCCGAATATGGTATCACAGACTTTAACCTGGCGGCTTCATGCAGCCTCGCGTGATTACCGCCTGGCAGTAGAGAACGCCGCACATATCATCGACTGCGCGTTGACAAAAGGTCCATTTATCATTTCCTGGAGCGGTGGAAAGGATAGCACTGCTGTATGTCACATTGTTAAGAGCATCGGTGCCAACACACCGATCGTAGTCCAGTTCGACGATTGCGACTGGCCGGAGAAAAAGCCTTACATTCAAGCTGTATGTAAGGCGCAGGGTTGGATTATCCATGAAGTTTATCCATCCTTTAGCGTTTGGGAATTTGCGTCAAAATATAAAATCGGCTTTGATGCATTAACAGATGCCAATCATTCGCTCACGCGAGAATCATTCCTTGTTCCATTAGAGCAAGAACGGCAGCGCCTCAAATGTATTGGCTCTTTTCTTGGCTTGAGAAGCGAAGAAAGTCGAGCCCGTAAATTAAATCATGCAATGCGAGGGCCGCTCTATCAACTCAAAAATGGCACTTGGCATTGCTCCCCACTTTCAAATTGGCGCACTGAAACTGTGTTTGCTTATTTGGTGGACCATGGAATAGCCGTGAATCCATGCTACCTGAAAAATGCCATTCGTCGTCCAGAGGAAATCCGGTTATCGTGGGCAATGCCAACACCAAATTCACTTACCTATGGTGATATGGAACATATCCGAATTTATTACCCGCAACAATTTCGAAGGCTGCGCGATATCGCAGTCCCATATTAATTATGTTTCATCCATTTAAAGTTATTTTCCATCTCGACGGCAGCGGAATTTACTATGATCCGAATGAGCCGCTCATGCTCGATGGCATTCTCGCCGCCGCCTGCGTGCGCTGGCACTTGCACGGTGAGCCCCCAGCCCGTGATGAACCGTGTGACGATGTGCCGCTCCCGTTGGAGCGATGGCATCTAGGCGGGACGTGGGGATGGAAAGCCTCTGCTCTTTTTCCTGATGGCGATCAAGCCGAAGGTTTGCAATTCTGGCGAAAACGATTCCGGCAAAACCGAATCGAACTCACCGCTGGCTCGCCGAATCTTACCAACGGAATTTACCGTGACTGGAACATGCCGCTCCCATTGCTGCTTGTTCCGCGCATGGTAGCCTACGGTGTCGGAGACGTGCATCGCGTCCGGCATGAACTCAAGCGGAGCATCCGATGGCTCGGAAAGAAGCGGGCGCATGGACACGGCAGGGTATTGACAATTGATGTTGAGCGGGTGGACTATGATTGGTCAATGTATCGCGATGGAAAACCAACTCGATGGCTTCCGGATGTTGACGGACATCGTCTTGTCCGCGTGCGTTCACCGTATTGGAATACAACTGAACGGGTTCAATGTTGTGAGATAAGCTTATGAAGAGAACCATTAAAAGCCTCAAAATTCGAACTGCGCCGATTGATGAGAATGGATTAAGATTAAAATGGCAAGCGCGGCGCGGCGCTTTAATACCGCGCAAACATTCATAAATGGCAAAACGTAAGGAACCGGATCAAACTCAATCAGGTATCACCATTGATAGGATTTGCAAGATAAGCGGTTTGGATGGGGCCACAATACGGAAGGCGGCATCACATGGTTTTATCAAAAAACCGCAGGGAGGTCTCTACGATTCCCTGCCCACGATTAGTGGACTCTTCCGTTATCTCAACAGTAAGCTATCGCGCCGCGGCAGGCCGGAAGCTAGCCAAGCACTTCCCGTCTATAACTCCCAAAAGGCATGCCGTATTGCGACAGGCATCCCTGAGGATGTCCAGCGTGCATGCAAGGGATCAGGCTGTGAAGCATTCCGGTTTGCTCGGGTATATCTCGGAGAGCTTCTACCGTTCCTATTTAAAAATGAGCTAGCACTGAGGGCGGGCCTGAATGTCATTGGGGGAAGTGAGACACCGCAACTGAATCAGGAATTGCTGCCAGGATTGTCCGGCAACCATAGATCTGATCTGGACAAGTGGAAAGCCGCCCGAGAGCGGCGGCGCTATATGGAGGAGGAAGGCAAGCTTGTCCTCCGCGACGAAGTCCGGCATGGGCTTCAGGGCGCATTTTCTGAGTTGTTTGGAATCCTTGATCGAGTCTTCTGCAACGAGATGCCACCCGACTTGGCCGGCTTGGATGAGTTGGCTATTCGGTCCAGGGCAAAACAGGCAATTGAAGATGCCAAGGAAATAACACGGGGCAGGTTCGCTGAAATTGCGAACGAAGGGAAAAAACAAGAAAGGAAAGATGAAGCGCAAGGCATCGAAAACTCACAAGCAGAAATTAAACCGGAAACCACAGCCTAGTATCATTTGGGCATTGGGTGGCCATGCTTAATACAGAGAGGAAATGACATCAATTTCCCCATGGTTCGCCGGCCTTTGCGAAGACGCCACCCCATCTCAAGGTGTGCAATCGCCTTCTGTATGGATAGAAGCTAACGTCCAGCTTCCAGGCTCAGCCAGATCCCGCAAATTCAGTTTTGACCAAACACCATGGACCTGTGAGCCGGTCGAATCGGCATGCGGTGGAAAATGCCGCATAGTGACGTTCGTTAAGCCCGTCCAAAGCGGTGGGACAGCGGGCGGCGAAGGTGCCATTTGCTATTGGCTGTCAAATGAAAGCGGAGGTGACATTCAGTATAACTGGGAAGATGACGCAAAGGCATTGGCCCAATGGGACAAACGGACAGAGCGCATATTGAAGGCATGCGAGGCGGTTATGCGGCGGGCTCCGACACTCACCCGGACAGAGGGGAAATGGAAACGTGGCATGGTTCTGTTCCCACATTGCAATCTGACAGTTCAAGGTGTGTTTGTCCCGGAGAACCTAGACACTGACACAATCACATTTCAAGTCAACGAGGAGGTCCACAACTGGAAGCCTGGCCATCTCGCGAAAGCATACAACCGGACAACTGCTGTCTGGAATGCCGTCACATTCAACATTTCCAACGCCGGTATTTCAAGGGGGCAACTACACGCTGCATTCCTTGAGGGTACTCAACAGCATTGGGAGGTTCCATGCCCTACATGCGGCAAATATCATTCAATGCACATCCGCTATGATCCATACCGGCCGCAGGATGGCGGGCTTAGGTATGATGCCGATGGCTGCCGTTTGGATGACGGGCAATACGATTACAACAATCTTGAGCCCACAATCAGGTATCAATTTCCATGTGGTCACGAAATCAAGGACCTGCGCACGACACGGCGCTGGATGTCAGCCCGTGGAAGATACAGCGCACCGAGGAACACGGGCGCCAGGCCAACTGAGAGAAGCTACACGCTTGAGGCTGTATCGGTTGATTACATCCCATGGGTGAAGCTTATTCAGGAAAAGCACCAGGCACTTCGCGCCATGCGCTATGGTGATCCGGTGCCATGGTGGAGGTATTTAGCTGAGAGAGAGTGCAGATTCTATGATCCAGAGCAGGACAGGCCAGTAGTTGGGAAGGTCGTTGTCAACCTTGCCATTAAAAAGGATAGGGCTGGAATGAAGGACAGAGCTTTCCGATTTGCTGCGCTCGACCGGCAGCAGGGCAATATGAACAAGGGAGAGCTCCCGCACTGGTGGCTTGTCATCCGAGATTGTGACGCCACCGGCAACAGCCTATTGGTTTACGAGGGAAAGCTTCCAACTGACGATGATGCCGCAGATCTCATCACACGCCATGATGTTCTGCCGCAATGTGTGGTTGCCGATTCTGGAGACGATACAACCCATGTTTATATCTTCTGTCTTAAGCACGGCTATAACGCCATCAAGGGGACCGGCGATAATGACTTCGCGCACCCGGACGGATCGAGGCGTATCTACTCACCGGAGAGGCCACTATTCTTGATGGCCAACCGCAACGCAACCCGAGAGAACTCGGAGGAAGAGCCTTTGTTCTGGTTATATTCCAAGGCTGGAACCCGGGAGAGACTGCATTATCTGAGGGGAGCCGATGCTCTGAAATGGGAAGTGCCCGGAGATGTGAGCAAGGATTACAAGGAGCACATGGAGGCCGAAGAGTTGCAGGAACGGCCATCGCCAAAAACTAAGGCGAAGGAAAAGGTCTGGGTCCAGGTCAAGGCCCGGAACGATCTATTCGTCTGCGAGTGCTATATCGCAATGCTTATGGACATGGCTGGAGTGATAGGTATTGACCCGCTTGCGCAGATCGAGCAACAGCATTAGTTTTGGCCAACGTGACAAATATTCATCGTGTTCTCTTTGGTTTCTGGATTGTAAGTTCTCTCTTTCTGTTCACCGGTTGCAGTCTCATAGACAGGTTCTATGATAAGCAGGTTCAGGAGATCCAGCCGGCATCAACGCGAACGAACACGATTCTATCCACCAATATTGTGTGGGCGCCGCCGGTCACCAATGGAATTACAGGCGAGATTACTGCTGCCGCGACGCGGCAAGTAATCACCCCCGAAATCCGAATAGAATACACTCCCGCTGTTATTATCACCAACTTCGTGGTTCGCTCCAGCGTTAAGACAGCCATTGGGATAGTCGAGAGTCTGCCGATTCCATTTGGCCAGATCGGTGGAATCCTGCTTGGGGCTGTGGTTGGTGGTGTTGGCTTAGTCAAGAGTCGGAACAGCCAGAAGAAGGCGACAGCCAAGGAGAAGGTTGCCATTGGAATCCTGAAGTCTGTCCAAGCGGGCCGGGAGATTCTCGCTTCCACTCCTGAAGGCAAGAAGCTCGGGGAGCAGTTCAAGGATACGCTTGTCCGAGAGCAGACCTACTCAGGTATTGTCTCTGAGGTCAGGGATTTGCTCAATGAGCATCTACCTAATCATAAGGTCCTGTGATCATCAAAGCTGAACAATTCCGCGAACGCATTAAGTCACTCTGGCCAGAGTGTTTTTTCTCTCCAGCTCCACGCGCCCCGTTAGTCTTTGCGTTTCAGCGTGACTTCATCGGGAATAAATTCAAAAAGCACTGGAAGAGATATCTCAAGGCACGTGGGATAAAATATATCGCACGTTCCGGAATGTGTGAGCACTTCGCCGCTGGCTTCTGGGTTGAGACAAATGCAAGCGTTCTGGAATGGGCTAAGACTCAACCCGAGACGGAGCGCAACGTATGCTCGTCCGCTATTGAGTGCCATGTGGTGCTTGTGGATTCCCTTAATAACGTTCCGCCGTCATCACACAAAACAAACATCGTTGCCATTGCCAATGAAGACAATTTCGACCTCTATTTCCTTGAACCTCAGAACATGCTCTGGACCAAGGTTGACGCGAATCTTACTGTTGGCATTCACCTTATCTCTGTTTACGATTAGCGGCTGCCAGTCACTCAACCCACCGCCAGCCTTTTAATTTTCTAGGATTTCTTTCCATTTCGAACTGTTTGTAACTGCAAGACTGCCAGAGGTGTCTACTTGCTGAATAGCAAGACATGGTGTATAGGCAGGGAAATGGGCAGCTATGTTTCGACGCCTGTAAAGCGCGGCTTCGTAAGACGGCTCCTTAGGCGGTCCGTTGAAAATGCGGAAACCCTATTAGCCACACTAGAGTCAGCAGAAGACGCGCGTGTTGACCGGGTTGAGGGCGGCAAAGTGCTTATAGCCACAGCAGGCAATGGGCACTCAGCATCCTACTCGATACCAGAGGACTTCACGACGACAGATGCGCTTGAGCTCATTTCAGACATCCGAGACCGTTACGAGGAAGCCAAAGCGGCACTCATAGAGGACGGGACAGCTAACCCGACCGATCAGCAGATCCATGATGAAATCCTGGATAAGCTACAGCGGGTAGATCAATACGCCGGTGATTTTTCTAATCTTCGTGTTAATCGCGAAGAGGAAGACGACTAAGTTTTTGACACGGAAACCTTCGCTAGTCGCAAGACTGCTCAGCGCAGTCCGAGCATTCGCTTTTCCCATGGCATGGTATGAGGCTGGTCAGAGATGGAGTGACCGCCGATCTTGGCTCCCAGGCTATGTCCGCGATGCTCGCTTTGACGCCGATTCAGCCACCCGCCTTGAGATACTTCGAAAGGCCCGTTACTTCGAGCGAAACAACGGATTCGTGAACAGGCTAGCGGATCTGTTTGAAGAATACACGGTTGGACCAGAGGGGCTCCGCATGGTCCCCGTCAGTAGTAATGAGGAGTGGAATAAAAAGGCTGCTGAATGGTGGGCTGGCTGGTGCCGTTTCCCCGATGTCTCAACTCTGATGCCGTTCGGCACCGTCCAAAGTCTTATGGCCAGGAGTTGGTTTATCGACGGTGAAATATTCCTGATCAAGACAAGGGGCAGGGAAAGGCAAGACCAGGCGAGCTACCCGAGAATCGAGTTGATCGAGGGGCACAGAGTTGAGAGCAATCCTTCATTTGCAGCGGATGATTACTACCAAGATGGTATCGAGATAGATACAAACGGTAGGCCAAAGGGCTATTGGGTTAGGCGCGGTCTTACGACTGATACAGTGCATAGTCTTTATCCAGCCGATCAGGTTCTCCATTTATTCGAGCCGTCCAGGCCCGGCCAGTTACGAGGCATATCAATGCTGTATCCGGTCATGAACGATCTTCACGACCTGGATGATTTGTCTATGCTTGAGATGGACGCTGCCAAGGACGCAGCGGCAACAACAAATATCATCAAGACCAAGACTGGAGAGGTATCATTTGATGACCTGAGACGAGCTCGATTTGCAGGCCAGGGAACCAAGGCTAATTCAGGAGGTTCTGACAACGTCAGGACGGAGTATTACAACGACGTCTTCAAGGGTCGCGCAAAAGTCATGAGGCATGGGGATGACTTCGACCAGTTTGTGAGCAGTCGCCCTTCGGTTGCCACCCAAGCGTATTGGGAATATTTACTCTCAAAAGTCTGCTGTGGAGTAGGCATCAGCAAACTGCTCGTGATGCCCTATTCGATGCAGGGCACAGTCACACGGGCAGACCTGGATGTTGCCGCAACTTTCTTCCGTAGCCGAAGCGCTGTCATGTCCGCAGTGGTTCGGGAGATTTATGTGTATGTAATGGGGTGGGCAACAAACAATGTTCGCGAGTTGTCTGATCCGCCCTTTGACTGGGCCAAGGTGGAGGCCCGTCCACCACGCAGCGTCAACGTCGATGTTGGCCGAAACTCTCAGGCACTCATCTCAGAATATGTCGCTGGCTGGAGAACGCTCGAGGAGATATGCGGTGAATTGGGCCGTGATTATCGCGAAGTGCTCCGGCAACGCGGACAAGAACGGAAGCTTGCACGACAGATCGAGGAGGAAATGGGGCTTACGCCCGGTGAGCTAATCAATGCTGCACTTGAGGCCATAAAGACTCAGCAGCAGCAGCAGATTCAACAACAACAGGTCCAACCGAAGGAGGCCGCATGATTATAATTCCAACCATTCGGAGATTCCGAAGAGTTCAATACTTCGCCGGGCCTGGAGGTGTCGCCAATAAATGGTTCGAGATCCAGGCCGCCGACAATGATGACGATCCTTTTGAGGTTCGGATATACGATCAGATCGGCAAAAGCTGGTGGGACGGTTCTGGTGTTGAGGCAAACGCTTTCGTTGAGGAGTGGCTAAAGATACCCAAGGGGAAGAAAATCAATCTCAGGATCAATTCTCCTGGAGGAGCTGTCAATGACGGCATTGTCATCTACAACCGAGTCAGTGAACGCCGCCAGGATGTCACTGTCATCATTGATTCCATTGCTGCTTCTATAGCCAGTATTATTGCATGCTCCGGACGGTCTCTAGAAATGCCATCTAATGCGAGGCTCATGATTCACAATCCATGGGCCTTTGTGGAAGGTGACGCAGATACTATGCGCAAAGCGGCCAGCATGCTAGACAAGCATCGAGATAGTATGGTGGCTGTCTATAGAAACAAAACCGGCGCCACCGCAGATCAGGTAAAGCAATGGATGGATGAAGAAACTTGGTTCTCTGCCGCGGAAGCCGCCTCGGCAAAATTCTGCGACAAAGTAACAGGAGAAGTCAGTTTTTCAGCTTGCTTCGACATGTCCAAATTTCGGCATGTGCCGAAGCTGTTAGGAGCGAAACAAAAAAACACAGGAGAAGATAACATGAAAAGAACCGCTATCATCGCCAAGCTCCGGCAGCTTGGCATTCAGTTTGATGAAACTGCAAGCACAGAGGCTTTGATGTCATTGCTTCCGCAATCCGAATATTCGGAACCTGCTAAAGCCAAGGACGCCGGCCAGGCTAATGGCAATTCCAAGGCCAAGAAAGAAGTCAAAGAAGGCAAGGCCGAGGAAGACGAAGACGAGAGCGAGGAGAGCGAGGAGAGCGAGGAAATGCCGATGCACAATCGGAGCCGCGAAACCCCTCGCCGCGACATCAATCGAATCCAGAATAAGCCCCGCAGCCAGCGCAGCCAGGAAGATGCTGACGCCGCCAAAGCTCAAGATGAACGTCTCGCGAAACTCGAAGCCAGCTATGAAGGAGAGCGCAAAGCGCGCATTTCGGCGGTCGTTGACCGCTGCATTTCTGAGGACCGCGTTCCAATGGCCCAGCGCGACCGGTGGCTTACTCGGGCAATGGCTGATGAAGCCATTCTCGAAGATATTCAAGCCATGGCTCCGCGCCCTCCTGGTGCGGCTCCTGCTGGTCCAGCAATCATCGGTGAAGCTCCGCGCGACATCGAACGAGGACTGCTGAATCTCATGCAGCCCGTGAATCATTGGTGCAAAGGTAATTCCATCGACGGCCTGGTTTTGGCGAACAATGCCAAACAGATGGCCCGTGAGATCACCACTCACCGCAAGAAAATCGACACTCTCATGGCTGCAAACACGGTGGACTCGGACCTGAAAAGACAGGTCATCCTCACCGACTTGATGCGAGCATTCAAACGCCGGCTGGTCATCATGAACGCGTTCAGCACGCACTACAATGTTGTGCCGTTGCTCGGCACTGACGAAGTCGTTGTGCCATTCTTCGAATTGGATACCACCACTTCAACGGATTTCAGCAATGCGAACGGATACCTGTTCACTGAAAACACTGACGCCGGTAAACGGAAGGTCACCGTTAACAAGCGTAAATACAAATCCTTCCAGTTCAGTTCGGAGGAATTTCGCCGCCAACCATACTTCAACGCTCCTGTCAGTCTCACTCTCAAGGCCGAGCAATTGGCTCTCGACATTTGGACTGATGTTCTGAGTGTCATTGATCAGGCCACATACGGCAACCCGGTGTTGGAGATCGAGCCAGCGAATATTGATGTGGATGACATCATCACTATTAGGAAAGTCTGCGAGCAGGCTGATTGGCCAGTGCTCGGTAGAAATCTCGTGTTAGGAAGTGATCACGAGGCGGCGCTTCTGAGCGACGAAACTCTCAAGCACTTCCTGAATGTCAACTCTACGGACCCACTGCGCGAAGGTGCCACCGGGCGATTGTTGGGTTTCAACACCTACTACAGCCCTCGTATTCCGACGAATGGAGAAGGATTGACAGGGTTCGCATGTATCCCAGATTCGGTCCTCTGTGTGACTTCACCCATAGCGCCGGCTCCAGGAGTTCGGTCTCTCTTGCTCAGCTATAACCTGGTCATTGACCCGGACACAGGAATGAGCTTCGAGTATCGCTACTGGGGAGAGCCTCAGGCCGATAAAGATCGTGAAATTGTCGAGTGCAATTACGGGTTCAAGAACGGGAATGCATCGGCACTCAAACGCATCACTGATGGCAATGTTGCCTATAGCTCCAGTTCTTCGGCATCCAGTGCTTCCACAGTCAATTCGTCGAGCTCCAGCAGTTCGCAGAGCTAGCAGCCGGTCTCGGCGGTGTTCTGATGGGTTCGCCGCCGATGCCAGAACCAGGGAGCCGAGGTTTGGAATTCCTCGGCTCCCTAACCTGAAAAGGAAAGAGTATGATGTTTACACTTGGCAGAACACATGGATCAACCTCATGGACACTTATCCACGGGGCGGATGTTTCACGCGGTACACAACGCGAGTTTTGGAATACTCGAAAGTTCAGTGTGACAGATGACACGTACGAGGAATTAGTTGTCTGCACATCACTTCACAGGCGAAAGAAGTTCACTGACATAACAGGTCTTAGCAGCAGCTCAAGCTCCAGCAGTCTATCCAGCTCCAGCTCCAGCTCCAGCAGCCTATCCAGTGTAAGTTCCAGCTCCAGCTCCAGCTCCAGTTCGACCGTTGCTTCGGAAACTTCGAGCGAAAGCTCGGCTTCTTCCGAATCGACAATGTCTAGCTCGTCCAGCTCCAGCTCGACCGTTGCTTCTGAAACTTCTAGCTCTAGCAGCTCGAGTAGCTCATCAACAGCAGCCCTCGAAACATCAAGCATCAGCAGTGCCAGCTCTGAATCAAGCAGCTCGAGCAGCTCTGAATCAAGCAGCTCTAGTCCATAGGACTGATTATGTCTCGAATCCGCATAGGAACACCGGAGGCGCACGAGAAGTTAACCGCGCGCCTTTTCTGGAAGTTGTCCGGTGAATCCGGTTACAACGATTCCGGTCTTGTGCGCGAATATATCAATGCATCTACACGTAGCCTCGTTACTCGGTCAAAATCCGAGCGAGGCGCGAAACATGTAACAACAGAACAATGTGACGTAAACCACGAAGCCTATAGCTTCCTATTGGACGAGAGAACATCAAACCAGAACCGATTAATACAGTTGGCTTTAGTCCGTCCGGATTCAGAACAATCAGAAGGAGAGGCTGTAACGTCGGTCATTGAAGGAGTTACACAAGGTGCCTGGCATGACATCGGGATATTCAATCTGTCAAACGCGGCAGTCACGGCAAGCGTAAGCGGGTCTCTTGAGGAAGGCATCGACTACGATGTTGACTCAGTTAACGGCAGGATCTTTGTCAATCCAGGAAGCCGTGCCGGCAATGGCGAATCACTTATTGTAACAGCCGATGTTCCGTCCGTAGGAATGGAGAACATTCAAACCCAGCAGATGCCGTGTTTTTATTGCGACATCATCATTGAGGAATACAATCAGTTCCACAAAATGTGGCTCCGTAGGAAGACGTTCAAGGCATATCTCAATGTCACAGAGTTTCCAAGCCAGACAGG